AGATACGCACCGAGGAGATTATCAACGATGCCGCCGAGCAGTGCCGCATCATTCTGCACCTGGCAAATGACGCATCGAATGAGGAACTCATCATTGCTCGCTCGATACCTCGCAAGGGTGCATCGACAGTCGCCTGCAAACTCTATCGAGGAGGCGAACTTGTAACAACTGACGAGGCTGTACAGCACTCTGTGGATGCCTACAACAAGTATATCTTGGAGAAGTTGGGCATTACACGCGAGGAGTTGCTCAATAACTTTATCCTGTCGAAGTATCGCTACGAAGATTTCCTGTCCTCGTCGGATAAGGAGAAGAAGGAGATTATCAACCGCTTCTCCAATGGCATCCTGGTAGATGAAGCTATCGCCCGTGTTGAAGAGGATATCGAGCCGCTCAGCAGTGAGCAGCAGAAGATAGACCTCGAACTTGCAGGCATTGATGGTCGTATCGAGATGTTGCAGGAGCAGATTGCCAAGGAGGTTGCAGCAGGCGAAGAGCGTGGCCGCAGCCGTGAGACACGCATCGCCGAATTGGAGGAGGCAATAGCCTCGAAGCGTGAGTATATCCGCACCCACAAGGAGGCTCTGACCGGTATAGATGCAACTATCGCAGAGGTGGATAAGGCAGACAAGAAGTTGCAGGCATTGGAGTCATCGGATACCTCTTTGGAGGAGTGCTTGAAGGCTATCGATGCTGTGATGACACTGTTACCTGATGCTCGCCGTACAGACTGGAATAACACGCTAAAACTCAAGAAGGAGGATTTATTGCTTGCTCAGTCTTCGCTCGAAAACCTTGATGCCTCGGTAAACCACGCCGAGGCGGTATTGAAGGAGAAGTACGATGCCTTTGAGAAGTTCAAGGTGCAGTACACCGACTTCGTTACGCAGTATGGTGACAAGTGCGAGGAGTACAGCACCCGCCTTCAGGAGATTGACAAGACACTTCGCAACCTCGCTTCACGCCTTGAAGAGTTGCGTCGTAAGCGCCGAGTAATCTCTGCGGGCATTGACGAACTCTCAAATAAGTTGGCAGGCTCTATCACCTGCCCGAAGTGTGGCCACGAGTTCTTGTTGGCACAGCCACAGTTCGACATCGAGGCTGGTACAAAGGAACTCCGCCTACGCCAACAGCAACTATCCGAGATTAACGGCAATATCGAAGCCGAGCAGAACTCTTCGGAGGAGGCAGAGATGCAGCAGAGCAAGCTCAACAGCGAGCGACGCACCTTAGATAGCGACCGTTCACGATGGGAGCAGGAACTCTCGGACCACGAGCGAGCAGTATGCAGTGCTACAAGCGAGTTGGAGCGTGCGGAGCACAACCGCAAACGCACGAAGGCAGAGGTTGCTGCAATGCAGGACGAGATAGACAGCATACGCCGTAAAGCCTTTGACGAGTTCTTCGGCAACATTGATGAGCGCAATGCAACACTAAGCCGTGAGCGTCGCAAAATTGTAGAGGATATTCGCTCTGCCGAGTGTGCCATAGAGACCTTGCAGGAGACAATCCGTGAAGTAAACGAGATGGCCACCGAAGACCTTACACTATCGCTACGCAAAACATTGGAGCAGGAGAAGCAACGCTCGATGGAGACTGCCAAGCGTAAGTTTGAGGTTGATGATAAGGTCCGTGCCTTGGAGGTGCAGCGCGAGCGTTTCGTGCAGTTCAAGACCTACCTTGCTAATACCAAGATTGAGGCACTCAGCCGTATCACCAACGAGTTCCTGATTGGCATCGGCAGTGATATCCGTATTCGCTTTGATGGCTACACGGTGCTCAAAAGCGGTAAGGTAAGAGAGAAAATCTCTATCTCACTGTTGCGTGATGGAGTTGATTGTGGCTCATTCGGAAAGTTCTCGGCAGGTGAAGCAGCACGAGTAAATCTCGCAACAATCCTTGCGATGCAGAAGCTTGTGAACGCCAACTGCGATGATGAGAAGGGACTGGACCTGTTGGTGCTTGACGAGATACTCGAAGCGGTAGATGAGGCAGGACTATCATCGATGTTCGATGCTCTGAACGCTCTGGGTGGCACTGTCCTCGTAGTCTCGCACGGCAATGTGGCCGAAGGTTATCCCCACAAACTTGTAATAACGAAGGAGAATGGAGAATCACGCATCGGAGAATAAGGCACTGAAGCACGACGACATCCTCGCCTTGGATGTGGCAACACACTGTGGCTACTTCTCAAAGCACGGGGCAGGTACTTGGAACCTCACCGAGAGCCGACGGCGCAACGACAACAAGATGCACGGCTCGTTCCGCACGCTACTTATCGACTTTATCCGTAAGTACGACATTAAGCAGATTGTAGCCGAGGATGTGAGCATCAATCGCCACTTCTACGACCTCAGACGATTGTCAGAGTTGCGTGGCGTGCTGTTGGAGGTCTGCGATGAACTGAACCTGCCCGAGCCGGAGTTTGTGAACCCTGCTGCACTCAAGAAGTGGGCAACGGGCGATGGGCACGCCACAAAGTCAAAGATGGTAGAGACCTGCAAAAAGTATGGTTATGTGCCAACGGATGACAACGCCGCCGATGCTTGCCACCTATTCTTTTATTACATACGCAAACACAGATTGTAAAATGACCGCATAGATTCGGGCGGTGACAAGCCGCCCACTTTTTTAATTGACGCTCTTCGAAGCTGACAGATTAGGACATTTCAGATTGAGTTGAACCCCTTTTCAGTTAGAAGAGTGGACAAGAAAGATGTGTTAAAAAGAACGGCGGCAATCCCCGATGATGAGTCCGCCAAAAGACGCGCTCAACTACTGCAAAAGTATGTGATGCCGCATAAAAATCTGGTGTACAGTATCTGTATCAAGTACACATACAATCAGGAAGATATAGAAGATAACTATGTCGAGGCACTAGTGAACTTCTACAAGTATATGGACAGCTACGACCCTGCAAGACCAGTGAAAACATGGATCTATGCAGTGACAAAACGCCTTGTAGCTGACCTCAATAAGCGTAATAAAACCCGAACTCCGCCAGACGACAGTGTAGATGTAAGAGAGTTGCGCTCCACATTATTGGATGAGTGCAGCCCTTCGGCGAACTGTATGGGTATGAATAACTATAAGGACTACTACAGCGACGAGATTCTCTGGGCACTCGACCAGATAAAACCTATCTACCGAGAGGCTTTCCTGCTGCAACAGGCAGGCTACAAAATCAGCGAGATAATGGAGATTACCTACCGCAACGGAACTCTCCAGACAAAGAATATCGAGACGGTAAAGAGTCGTCTGTTTTTGGCAAAGGCACAACTAAGAAAATTACTTACAAGAGATGGAGAAAAAAGAGTGGATTGAAGGGTGCAAGCGTGTATTTACCAAGTTGGTAAAAGATACGCTGTGGGAGGATTTTAGGTTTCCCGAAGGAGGAAGTGTAGATAGACAGCTCGAAAGTTGTTTTGATAAGCTCTCTTTATCGTTCAGTATCAGTTATAATAGGTTGGTGGACTTCTGTGTTTGCCAAGTCAGTTCTATGTCTGATTACGATAGGAAATATAGATTTCGTTGGAATATAACTCACTCTTTTGGCGATAAAGCCATAAGCCGCTATATGAATTATAGCACTCGAATGAGAGCACACGATGATAAGTGGCTAAGTAGTTTTGGTGCCTCTCGGAGCAAATATGTGTCGATGATTGAGGATTGTAGTAAACATCCGCTGGCCATATTTATCTATCCTGAATATGAGGAGCACACTAAACGCAGATGGATGTCTAATGAGTTGGGGTATCTGATATGTGGAACATCCACATTGATGTGGACTCCGTTTTCACCTGTTTGTCAGAAGTGTACAAATGCTCCGCTGTGCGAGAAACGCACCGCACATGTTCACCATGAGCTATATAGAATACGCTGCGAGGCGTGGCGAAAACAACAGAATGAGTAATGGATAATAATATATCACCACTGAGTACCGAATTTCTCTACGAACTGTATGCGACAGCACTCAGGCAGGATCAGTTATGTGCAATTGTGTCACAGCATATGCGTAGCGAGTACCTGCCTGACCAGTCGTTTCAGCGTATTCAGAAGGTGATCGCATCTCACTATCATACCTACAAGCATACCCCTTCTTATGCAATACTTTCGCAGACATTCCACGATGATGTAGATGCATTGGAACTTATTGATACCTTCCGAGAATATGATGAAGGCCAGAGCATTGAGGTGATGACCGATATGCTGGAATCATATATCAAGGGAGTTCGTCTACAAAAGGTATATGCAGAGGTTGGAAAACTATATAACGATAATCAGCAGGAGAAGGCGGAAGATGTGCTTCGTAAGTATGCTGAGTGGGTTGCGGGGTTTACGCTTAAAAGCACCTCATTTGTGAATGTTGCCAAGACATTCATAGAACGATATGAGGCTAACAAGCGTAGAGAAATTGAAGAGGAACAGTCCGGTATTGCAAAAGTTGTTCGCTTCTATATTCCGTTTTTAGATGCTCTGAATGGTGGTCGTAACCTGCGTGGCCAGCTTACCTGCTTTCTCGCATCAACAGGTGTGGGTAAATCGCATATCGCAAAATGGATTGGTGTCCGCGCTAATATCGATGATAATCTCAATGTGCTTCACTTCCAGTTAGAGGGCTCCGAGGAGGAGGCTTTGAATGCATACTCAGGTGGGCTTATATCGAAGAATGCCTACTACTATGAAAAGGGTAAGATTCACGATGCCGAGATGAAACACTATCAGAAAATGATAGAATCTTTTGGTGGTAGTATTGTGGTCAGAAGTTATCCTCGATTCAATGCTCAGGTATCAACCCTCGATATCAAGAACGGAATATCTGAGTACCGCAAGTTGGAAGGACATAGTCCCGATATAGTAATTATCGACTCTATGGATTTGCTTACAGATGCTACGCGCAGAAATTGGGGAGCCGAACACGAACGAGCAAAACGAATAGCCGTTGCGAATGACCTAAAAGACCTTGCTGCGGATGAGAAGGTGTGGATGGTTGTGACATATCAATCAACCATTGAGGATCGAGATTGGCTA